CGATTAGAGAATAAGAATAACTAAAATGCAAAAGATTCTAGCCGAACAACACAAGACGCTGAAGAACGTAGAAACTCTTCAGCGTACGAACAATGTCATCCAATTGGCTGAGTTGTACGAGCAACGTAAGATCGACAAAGAATCGCAGATCTTCGACGATGAGATTAAGAAACTCAACAAGATGGTCGAAGAGGGTATGAAGGCTAAGACTGGTGACGGTCTTAACTCCAACGTTATTAGATTATTCAAAGAAGTCCAGAAACAAACCGAAGGTATGCGTAAACTAAGCAAACCTGAGGTAAAGGGAATCACTGACCAAGCTATGGGTCGTCGCCAGTATCGTGGCGTAGCTGAACGACTTGGTGGTGTGAAGGAGAACGTAAAAGACTTCTTCACAATGCGTGGGTTCTTAGATAAGACTGGTATCTCCAAGCGAGGTGCTGGTGGTATCATTTCCGATGCTTTAGACAAGCGTGAGGAAAAGCAGAACTACATTAAAGAACGTATGAAGCTGGATCCAACCAAGAACCTAAAGGGTGAGGCTGGCGCAGCTAAGATTTTCGGCGAACAGTTCGATAAGCAACAACAGATCCAAAAGGATATGCGTAAGAACGAAGCTGCTTTGAAGAAGATGAAAGATCTCGGATTTAAAGATGAGCAGATTGATCGTACACCAGAAGCTAAGCGTAAGAAAGAACTAGCCACTGATCTAGCTAAGATTGATACACGTGTCCGCCCAGAAGGATTCGATCCTAAGACTGGTATGGTCGACGAAAAGAAAGTTAAGAAGAAGAGTGCTACATCTGAGTCTGATATGACTGAAGCACAGATGGAAAATGCTCGTATCCAAACTCAACAATTAGATCTTCTATCTCAAATCGCCGAAAACACTGCTCCAGCTAAAGGTGGTTCTGGTGGTGGCGGAGGAGATGGCGGTGGTGGCATTATGGCTGGCATTGGTGCAGGTCTTAAAGCCATCGGTGGTGGTCTAAAAGGATTAGGTGAAGGCGCTGGTAAAGGTATCCAAGCATTCCTCGAAGGATTAGCCAAAGGTCTTGCTGCTCTATGTAATCCAGCTACCTTAGTTGGTCTTGCCGCAGCTGCAGTGGGTATTATGGCTATCGGTAAAGCACTTGAGATGGCTGCACCATTTATGGAAGCATTCGCGCCAGTTCTAATCAAAGTAGCAGACGTTGTGCAAAACGTATTCATTGCTGCTATTGAAAAACTACCAGATATCATCAAAGCAGTCGGTGATGTGATCATGGGTGTCATTAGCACTATCTCTGATTCTATCATCGCAGTTGTTGATGCTGTGACTTCTTCAATTGAACGTCTGGCTCAGATTGATGGCACTAACCTATTAGCAGTTGGTGCTGGTTTAGCTGCAATTGCTGCAGGTATGGTCGCCTTCGGCGCTGCTAATGCAGTTGCTGGTGTTGGTAACTTGGTCGGTGGATTCTTATCTGCTGTCTCTGGTCAGAAGTCTCCAGTCGATCAGATTCTCGCTCTTGGCGACAAGGGTCAGAATATCGAGAAGGCTGGTATCGGTGTTGAGAAGTTAGCTTCTGGTCTAGAAGTATTCTCCAAAGTTGATCCAGATAAGATTAAAGCAATTGCTGCTCTTCCAACTGAGAAAATCGCAGCGATGGGTGCTGCAATGGGTAATGCTGGTCAAGTCTACGCTAAGTCTGGTGAGAATGCTGGCGCTGCTGTTAAACCTGTTGGTGGTAATCAAACAAACGTGGTCAATGCTCCAGTCAATAATGTATCTAAGCAAAGCAACGTTATTCGAGCACCAATTCGAAACCGAGACTCTTCTGCGCAAGAGTATATGCGAAGCAGATACGCATAAAAAAAGGGATCTTTACGATCCCTTTCTCTTTTCTACTTCTGAAGATTAGTCTTCTTTAGCAATCTTTTGGAAGTACGACATAACATCGTCATCGTCGTCATCCATAGGAGCAGGTGCTGCCTTTGCTGTTGGAGCAGGAGCAGACTTAGCTTCTGGTGCTGGCATAGAGCGAGGACGTTCTTCCTCAGACATCTCTGCAGCAGACTTGCTAGCGAATGAATCACCAGACAACACTTCGTTCAGCTTCTTCTTCAGTTCATCATAAGACTTGAAGTTCTTGCGATCAATGAATTCAGACAGCTTGTGTTGAGATTGAGCAACATGAACGATTGTATCGTCGTCACCAATCGCTGATGGTTCCATGAACGCTGATTCGTCATAGTTAGCGAAACCATCCTTCTTACGCATACGCAGTTTGAAGTTTGCACCTTCCCAGAAGTCGAACACGTTCACTGGCTTCTCGTCTTCGAAAGTAGGACGAGCCTTGTCCATGATCTTGTCGAAAATCTTCTTACCAAATTTCCACAAGAACACTTTACCTTCATTCTCTGGATGCTTAGGATCAGAGACAACCAAGATGTTCGCAGTGAACGAAAGACGACGCTTCTGTTTACGTGCAATTTCTTTGTTGGCTTCAGAACCAGAGTTCCACAGTTGGGTGTTCAATTCACCAACAGGGTCATTTTCACCAAGAGTAGTCAGACTATTCTCGATGTACCACTTACCAGTTGGACCTTGGAAACCATGGCTGAAGATACGAACCCATGGGAGTTCGTCGCCTTCTACACGTGGCAAGAAACGGATAGTGGCTGTGCCATTACCTGCTTTATCGCCTTCCAAACGCCAGAAGCGATCGTCGGTGAAAGATTTTTGTTCAGCTTGGGGATTTGCGACTTTGTCGAATGCGCTAGAGATAGCACCAAAGTCAGAGTTGCGCATTTTGCGTAGAGATTGAATATCCATCGTATTTTCCTTTGTATAAAATGTATTACTTTGTATTTTTAGTATGTTGTATGAAGATTTCGTCTTGAATCCCAAACTCGTCCACGAATGGATCGTCAAGGTCATCGTAGTCGTCATCCTCTACATAACTATTTAGCGTTTTCATACCGCCAGTTTTTTTACCGTTGGCATGTTTACTATGTTTACCAGAACGCTGGCTGGAACCCTCGTCATCGAATCGCTTCGAATTCTTGTGATATGTCTTGCCCATGATTACTCTGCAATTTCTTCCTTAAAGTGCTCAAAGATTTTACCAAGTTTGATTTTATCGTATTTAACGAATCCTGTCAACTTTGTAACTCGTCTAAGTTCGTCATCCCAAATATATTTAACGCTTGGGTGTGACTTCCATTTCTCCACTACACCTATGTAGTCGTCGATGATGCGTAAGGTTTCGATCGTAATCTTACCTCCAATGAATAGACTTAATGCAACTGGGTATTCGTTCTCAGTGAACTCAAAAATAGATGAGTTTTGCAGTTTGTTAATTTCAACGTGTGTTAAGATGGTGGCTAAGTCATCCACAAATACTTTAGTGATGGCTTGTTTACGTTTCTGCCACTCAACGTAATTATCCTCAGCCTCTTGTCCTGCATAGATTGCAGTGGCATTTCCATAAGCAAAGTTCGAAGCAAAGAACTGGATAATCTCCTTGTCGTTTGGCTTCTTTGTTGCCAGCTTCTCAAAGATGTATCGGTCATTACGTGCATTGAACGCTTCACGTGTACCTTTGACATTTCCTCTGTTCTCAAAAACATTGAACTTGTCAGTGGTGAAGTGCAGCTTAATTGCGAGGTAATAACGGTATGCCTTAAATCCGTCCACTTCTATATTTCCTACATTGTTCTTTCGCATCAGCTGGAAAGTCTGGCGAGATTTCTGCTAAAGAGCAGTCGTATACTACAACCTTATTCTTCGGTTGTGTGAAAAGCCAATAGAATCCTGCGCCGAACCAAAGTGCAGCGAAAATTCCAACAGCTATCTGAGATTGATACTTCTTAAACATCGAGTTGTGCCTGTTTAGGTAGATAATTCAACTCCCGAAAATCCATCTCGATCTTATCCTTCAACGACTTGTTGATTAGTGGCGAGATGTCTTCAGGTTCAAGGTAGTTCTCTTTACAATAATGGAGAACTGCATCCATATAGTTAAGTTTCTTCTCACGAACGATCTGCTCCACATGAAGTGAAAATTCGTTTGCTGTCTTAAACATGTAGTTCCTTCTTGATCCAGTATTCTTCGTTTTTAATATCTTGGCTAATCTTGCCGTACTCTTTCATCTTGAGTTTATACAATTTCCAGATGGGGGTATCTGTATTGTCGGGATCCATCTTACGTTCGAACTTGTCCAGAAACATTGTAAAGAATCTGTCTAATTTCATACGTTGTAAAAGTAACTCATGATGCTTTTCACGGTGATTCATATTCTAATTATACCCTAGTAGTTATTGAAAGACAATTATTTCATTTGCATGATTCGAGACAGAACGTCTTTGGACTCTTCGTAGTTAGAATACTCCAATGCGGATTCGATGTATTCATTGTACAAGTCATTGAGTCTGGCGTACTGAGTCATCTTGTATTCTAACTCTCTCACGACATCATCAACGGATTCGGTCTCGTACTCATACACATTCTCCCACGTACCATCTGGACGTAGACGGATCTTGAGAATCTTTTTAGGCTCCATTAGCTTCTCCTCATCGTTGCAATGTCAATGGCTTCTTGATCGCTGAACACTGGGACAGAGTTGGACTTGTGCATAGTGCCGATACCCTTAATCTTGTCGCCAGTGTAGACTGGACTAGCCTTCTTGACGCATGGCGCACCAGTAAATGGAAGACTTGGAATCTTAGGCGTCTCACGACGAGCAGGTTCTCCAAGCGAGTACACATCACTGAGTTGTTGCTTGGGTTTAGCAACAGTCTTTGTGGCGTACTTCTTTAACAACTTTTCCCATGATGCATCCAACTCTCGTTGTTTTGCAGTTGGTTTACGTTTCTTTGACTTACCCAAGGATGTATGTAGCATTTGCATGGTTCTATTATACCCTAATTAAGATTGAATATCAAACAACGAAACCAGTGGTGTCTTTCTTGGCTTTACCCTTAGCCTTCAGACCAACGATAACATTCTTCTCATCCAAGAATCGCAGGTCAGTTTCGTCACCGTTGATAACCTTACGACCAAGATAAGTCTCTGGCACTTCGTGGAAAACTGCAGCCACGTTCATACCGTTGGAGAGAGCAATACGAACATCCATGTCGTTACCATCAGCCTTGGAGAAAGTCAGGTGATAGTTAGGGATATGCTTGACTTTACGGTTGTTGACTTTAGTGTAGTCGTAGAATTGGACTTCGGGGAACATCTGGAAAATGTTCTTACCACCACGTACTTCATACTTCTCCCATGACAGGTCAGAAGTGCCATTGAGACGAAACACTGGGATCAAGTCTTGCTTCTCAGCCTTCTTGATAGTCTTAGTGATTTCTTCCACCAACTCATTCAAGAATGCGCCACGATCTTCAAAGAAGAATTTTGTCTTGCGGATACGTGCTTGTTGAATCACGTTAGTAGTCTCACCCTTCTTGAAGATGCCACCACGACCAGCAGTGTTCAAGCATGCAGCTGTGCAGCCAGCTGTACGTTTCGGACAAACTTCTTTACCAGACAAGTCAGCTGGAGCAAAGTGGAGAACAGAAGACAAATAACCTTTCTTTTGTCCCTTCATCAACTTGGGGTTACCAACAGTCAGTAGCATCATCTCGAATCCCTTCATAATCAATCACAATAACATTATTATGCCCCAAAGTCAAATAAAAGACAAGCACTTTCTTGGGGTTTCGTAAGTTGTTGATTTTACAGGGAAAGAAAACCCCACTCTAGGTGGGGTTATTAAAAGTAAACCTAAAGTATTACTTTTTGGAGGCTCCTGCAGCGTATGTGATACACACGATATCACGAGGCTCAGAATAAGCACATCGAACAGCCACAGGGTCAATTCCCTTGACGATAGCAGATTCAATATTAGACTTCATAGCTTCTAATTCATTGGTCTTGTAATATGTAACAGAAC